TTTTTCAAATGGGTTACAAGACGCTTGTACTAATCCTAATGGCCAAGCAATTACAATAAAGTCCGCCTCAGGATTGTTTTTAAATGGTGTGTATCTGTCGTAAGAACCTGGAGATGTCATTTTACCCCCGCCATATTGAACAATAATATTATCAGTAACTTTAACATTTGAATGAGATTTCATTTGATTAACGTACTCTTCTTTATTTTTTTGTAACTGTTCAACATTAACATACCCCTTTTCAATCATTATTTTTTTTATGTTTTGAAGAATATTCATTAATGACGGAGTTGATTTCATTACAAGTTCTTCTAAAAACCCCGGTTTGTTTTTAAATGCTAATAATAATTTATTGGCAACTAAACCCATCGCAATTTTATTTTTTTGTAAATCTTTTTCTTTATCTAATTTAAATAAATAATTAATAACAGTATCAACCGATATTTCATTTGTCGCATAATTTGCGGAATCAATTGTTGAAATTAAAAATATGTCTTCATTTGTAAACAAATCTTTAGGTGAAACTATTTGTGAAATTGTTTCTGCGTTTGAACGAGCACTTTTAAATGAGGTTGAATCAGTACTTTCAGCCCCGGCTTGTCTATCATGGTGGTCAGTATGTATCACAAACATTGGCTTTCCGTGAGCAAAATCAACTAAGACAGGCATAATCTCTCCAAAAGCATCTGATTTTTTAATTGCAAATTCTTTATCACCATATTGAATAATTTCAGAATCTACTACTTGAATACCATTATTATTAAGATATTGTTTCATAGCTACAGCCGTAGTTACACCATCTAAATCTTGATGAAAATAAATTTTTGCTTTACTATATCTTTTAGCAAGAGCATTTATACCTTTTAAACCACTTTCTTTAATTAATTTTTTCATTTACGTATATTATTTTTAAATGCCTTTTTCATAAATATATAAAAAAGAAAAAAGAGGTCCTAAAACCTCTTTTTTTTATTTATTACATCAACTTTTTTTGTCTATCTTTCTTAAAAAAGTAACCTGATATATCAACATATCTAAGTAGTTCTTTGTCTCCTTCAATTATAGTTGTTCCTTTTGCGGCTTTAAGCATTGCAATTTTATACCCTAATTTATTAGCAATCCATTTTACAATTAGTATTGGTGTTCTTTTCATAACTTTATTTATTTGGTTTAACCGTTATTGTATATTTTTTAGTATAACTAGAATCCTCATTTTTTACTAACACACCTAATACTGGTATAAATTCTTTAGGGTCAAACATAATCGGTGTAACAACAACATTTAAGTTGGAGTTTTCTAAAGCAATTTTAATTTGTTGAGTTATTTCCATTTCCTTGACTTCAATAGTTTTTTTAGTTGTAATATCTTGCAATTGTTTAATCTCAGCAATTACATCATCACCTAATTCTATTTTAGACATCATTGTTAAGTCAATTACTTGAGAGTATAATACTTTGATTAACTCGTCTTTTGCTTCTTCTTTATTCATATATATATATAATTTATTTTAATTTAGTTACTAATAAAAAACAGTGTTTAAAGTACTCTTAGTTAAATAATACCATCTTTATCTATTCCACGAAACTGACCAAGTATAATATTATCCGTATCAGGTCATTTTTTTATTTTATATGACCAATTCTTTTTTTTCTTTTTTGGTTTCAAACTATGAGTTAAAAAAACAACATTCTGTTCGTTTGCATAAAGACCTAAAATATTAAATTCATAAAATTCTTCCGCTTCCTCATAAGTCATTTTATCTTTCATTAAAGTATCAATAATTAAAGATTTGGAATACAAAACTCTTGGTCCATTCCCAAATTCTTCAATTATACCTATTATTGAGTTTTCAAACCCATCTAACAAAACCGCACCTTCTGCGTATTCATTCAAATCAATTTTCATTTTCTAAATTTTTAATTTTTCGTTCTAAATAAAATAAAGCTTTTTTTAAATCTTCCAATTTTTTTGTTGGGTCTTTTTTACCCGCTCTTGAAATATATTTAATAACATTTCCCAATAAAAAATCTAATTCCCAATTATCAATAACTTTAATTGTTTCATAAACATTTTCTTTACCCCCATAATGAATAGGGTTATTAATCATTTCATTACCCATTTAAATTTTTATTTAAAAGTTTAATACTACTTATATCGACCACAAACCTAAATTTTACTGTTGATATCCCGTCATCTTCATATGATTTTTTAATTTTAAAATTAGAACCTTTAACATCAAAAGTATATCCATTTGCCGTTGCACCTATTGGGTCTAAATAATCTATTCTCACACCTACAATTCTATAAAAATCCCCAGGATTAAAAGTATAAGTACTAGTTTGCCAAATTTTGGTTTCAAAAATAATATCTTCACCTTGATTATATATTTTAAAATTTCTAAAAATAAAATCTGGAATATCAATTCCAGTAAATTGAATAATAAATCTATTTTTTTTTAAGGGTTCTATTGATTTAAAATTTTCAAACCCATTTTTTTGTGTTGCCATATTTTATATTTAATTAATTTATTTAACGTTTGATGTTGAATCAGTATGAGACCCTTCAACATGATAATCCTCATCATCTTTGTATTGATTTAGCAATTCATCATTAGATAACGTATTATATTTTTTCTCAATATCATTAACATTAACATCATCGTACATATTATGTAGTGCCATTTTTAACTGATTAGCAATATTTAATGAATCAACTATTACTTTTATTATTTTATACGGATTACCGTTTGACGCTGGTCGTCTATCTTCTAAATACCCTTTCCATTCTTCCCCAACAATTTTTGGTACTCTAATTGACGCTCCCCTATCTCCAATACCCCAACTGAATTTATCTATTGATTGAGTTTCATGTGTACCAGTTAATCTTAAATTATTATTAGACCCATAACTATCAATATGGGTTTTAGCTCTAGATTCAAAAGTATTAAAAATTGCTTTAAAATATTCTTGACCTCCAACTTCTCTCATAATTTCATTTGAAAAATTAGTATGTAATCCTGAACCATTCCAATCCCCAATTACTAAAGGTTTTGGGTGTAATTCAATTGCATAATCACGTTTTTCGGCAAATTTTTCTAAAATGTATCTTGACATCCATAAATCATCACCGGCTTTTACTTTACCTTTTGAAAAAATTTGATACTCCCATTGACCTAAAGCTACCTCAGCATTAATCCCCTCAACACTAATACCTAACGATAAACAATACTCTAAATGTTCTTCAATTAATTCTCTACCCACCATTTGACCACCAACACCGCAATAATATTTACCTTGTGGGTCAACAACACCACCTCGGTCAAATCCTAAAATTTGTTTATGATGGCCAGTACGAATAAAATATTCTTGTTCGAAACCAATCCAAATATTTTCATCTTCATCACCTAACTTTGACCTATCATTAGTTTCATGCGGTTTATCATCTTTATTTACTACCTCACAAAAAGCGTAAACGGTCTTAATGGTTGATTTAATAAAACTATGTGTGTACAATCTAACCGGTTTTAAATAACAATCCGATGAAAACCCTTCCGCTTGCATTGTTGAGCTACCATCAAACCCCCAAATAGGTACTTCATTAATATTATCAATCACATTATTAGTAATTTTAATTTTACTTCTTAAATTTGGTTCTGGTTTATATCCATCTAACCAAACATATTCAATTTTTGTGTACATAAATTAGTTTTTTTAAATTTACTTAATAATATTAGTTTTTATTAAATAATTCAAGAGAAATTAAAATTTTTAATTTTTCTTTTAAGTTTTTTTACTTTAACACCATTAAAATATTTTTTATGGATTTTATAAGATTTTTTATCTAAGAAGATAAGACAATCCGAATTAAATAATTTTTTTAATGAATTATTGTTAATAATTGAATAATTAAAAAGATATTCTTTATCAATAATTTTTTTTACAAGCCCCATTTTAATTTATTGTTACGGTTTCTATTTTTCTTAAAGTTTGAGTGACATAACCAATTACTTTTCTTTTAAAAATAGGTAATAAAGTTTCTTCCAACGGTAAAGAATCATTATTAGTTTTTAGATAAAACACAGGTAATAGATTTTCTTTTTTTATTTTATAGTCTAAAGAAAATTTAATTAAAATTTTTGTAACTGTCAAATTTTTTTCACCAACATAAATTTGTTTAATTTGTGTTTTATTTTCATTTTTTATTTTTTTACTAACGTATTTCCAAACATATATTTGGTCGTCTTTTTCAAAATAAAAAAAACCAATTGGGCTTGAGGTATTTTTAAAATTTTTAACTACTTTTATTTGAATGGAATCATAAGCTATTGACCAAACAGCTTTAGCAATATTAAAATAATCAAAAAGTTTTGATTGACTACTACGTAATATTTTTTGATACTCCTCATATTCTTCACTTGTAAGTTGAGGGATGTTTTTTAATTTTAAATCTTTAAAAGTTAACTCTTCTAAATTATT